TGAATGTCGCAATATGGTTCGGTGGAATCCACGTTTAGCAATTGATTGGATGGAATCTATCTCTAACCGTATTTGGGGAGATTTACAGTCACGGCAGTATAATGAGACAGCTCGTTATATGAATACGTATCTTGACAATCTTGAAACTTATCGTTACTATAATAAACGTGATGTTTGGGATAATGACAGGGTTAGACGAGTTGCTCTTATTCGCGATTTTGAAGATAGCACTAGCTGAAATCCAGTGCAGGAATTAATGAAATTTTGAATTTGCACAAACCTGAAAAGTGTGCTATTCTAATTGTGGAAATAAATAAATGATGATTCGTTGGAAAAATAAAAATCCTTACATAAACTTCTATCGTGAGAGCAAACGTATTCTCTTATCGAATGAAACTATTGAATCTAAAGAAAATCTTCTTAAAAGCATTTGTTCTAGAGATTACCCAGGGCAGTGGCTTTTTTCTCATCCTACACATAAGCATCTTGGGAACGGAGTTCCGCAAGAGGGTAGCGACGTAAGTAAGAATCCTTACTACGTTCTTTTATCTCACGCTCGAAGTGTGCTTCGAAATCGTGGTAACACTTCTGAGAAGATTGCAAAGATTAGCAAAGAATTTGCTTGGCTAAGCAATGAGAATATTGAAGATTGGGCATATAATGAATAACGAAAAGTGGGGGACTTGTGCCTCCACTTTTTCTATTTAGGAGTATATTATGAATAAGTTAGAAAAAAACATATTTAATATTTTTAAGGCTACGCCTATTGATATTCTAGATGAGGAAGAGACAATTGCTACTACTGCTAGATGGAGACTTTCGTCTCCCAGACTAGATATTCTAGGCCAAGGAAGTACTAATATTGGATTATTTAATTTATGGTATGCACTAAAAGAACTTTCAGATAGCACTAATACACCATTTGGAAACGGTATATTAGTTGACAAACTTATATCTATATGCGATAATTTAATACACTATGGTCTTTTACAAGAAGATCCAGAGTATAAAAGACAACAATTTACACTTATAACAAACGAGGAATTAAATGGCAGAAGAGAAGAACGTGGTCCGTATAGTAGACCCGAGCATGATTGATAAGCAAGAGCTTATGACAAAAATTACTGCGATTACAGACAATCTTCTTCAGATTGAAAGTTTTCGTGAAATGAATAACGATATTGTAAAGGAAGTAAAAGAATCCTACGGTTTTAACGCTTCTGCAATTCGTGCAGCTGCGACAGCTCTTTACAAACGTAAGAAGGAAGAGCTTGAAGAAAAGCAGACTGAGATTATGACTATCATTGAGTTGGTTGAAAGTGCCAAAAGACGCTCCGCCTCCGATCTTTGATTACAAAGAACCGCCTCATGAAAATGAGAGCTGGGATCAATATTTAGTCCGTAAAATAAAGGAAGAAAGAGAATATAATGCCAGAAGGACCGGAATGCACTATAGTAGCACGTCAATTACATTCCGTTATAAATGGAAAGACTATCTCAAATATAGAGATTTTAACTGGAAGATATCTCAAAAAAGAACCTGATGGTTTTACAGAGTATTTGGATTATGCAATTAACGAAAAACCACAAAAAGTACTTGGCGTTAACAATAAAGGTAAGTTTATTTATTGGATTACTAGCTCTGGAGTTATATTCAGTACGCTGGGTATGACAGGCACTTATAAAACAGAAGATAACAAATATGCAAGAGTTCGTTGGGACTTTGAAGATGGATTTTCTGTATACTACTCAGATATGCGTAATTTTGGCACTCTTAAGTTTTTCTCAGGGGATAAATGCCAAACATATTTAAATAAAAAACTATCTGAGATAGGTCCAGATATGTTAAACGAACCTTGTGACGAAGAAACTTGGTTAAAAATATGCAATAAACGCAAAACTCAATCTCTAGTAAAATTTTTAATGGAACAAAAAAATGTATCAGGTGTGGGAAATATTTATAAGTCCGAAAGCCTCTTTCTATCTGCTCTTGCTCCTCATCGAAGAGTGGGAGAATGCACAGAAGAAGAACTTATCCGCTTGTATAAGTCAGTACGAAAAGTACTCAAAAACTCTTTGGAGTTAGGAGGAGCTACAATTAGAAATTATGCTGATTTATATAATAATCAGGGAGATTATGTAGCATTCCCTTCTAAAGCAGATGATATGATGAAGGCTAGAATAGGGGTTATGGTGTATTCTCAAAAAGAAGATCCCTATGGAAATCCAGTAGAAAAAGTAGTTCTAGATGATGGTAGAACTACTCATTGGTCACCAAAAATTCAATGTTAATTCACGATTATCTAGAAAAATATTCCATAATTTATTCAGATAGGGTAGCTATAAAAGATATAGCTACCTCTATTACTTTGACCTATAAAGAACTTTATAATGAATGTTTATCTAGATCAATTCATATTAAAGAAGAGTTAGTATTTATAGATAGTACAAATATGTTATCTATATTATTAGATATGGTTTCTTGTATGCTAGCAGTTAAACCTTTTTATGTACTAAAACCAATAGCTCCATTTAATATTCCAGATAATTTAAAAAAAGAAAAAGAATTTATCTTAAATCATTTCAAACCAAAAAATAATGCTCTAGCTATAAGAATATCTAGCGGGTCTACTAGTAGTTTTCCTAAATATTTTTATGCTACTCAAGAAGATAGAATATCTCATTCTTTGGTCATAAATAAAAGACTTGAAATTACCAATGAAGATTCTATAATTTGTTTATGCACTCCTATATATTTTGGACTAGGAGATTCTGCTTTTCTTAGATCTTTACTAGCTGGAGCTACTTTTTTACTTAGTAGTTCTAATGATGAAGATGTTAATTTTAAATACTTATTTACAGAAAAGCCTAGTGTAGTTTTCTCAAGAAGCTCTTACTTGTCTGACTTTGTTCATAGTGCTTATGCAAAAAATAAGATTTTACCAAATATAAGGGTGTGGGATGCTGGAGGCAGTAATTTAAATTATCTAGATGCGGTAACGTTAGAAAATAATATTTTAGCAACTGGAAAAGTAATACAACACTGTAATCGCGCAGATAGTTCCGAGCCGCATATGTGTTATTTAGCAGACCCTCAAGACAAAAGATTAAGAACTGTAGGAAAATATTCTGAGGTAAAAATTGTTGATGATGAGCTATTAATTAAAAAATCAGTTGTTATACCAAGCTTGAATAATACTCAAAAATTTACTGGTGATTGGTATCATACAGAAGATTTAGCTAAGGTTGATGAAGATGGTTATTTGATTATTACTGGAAGAAAAAAACTATTAATAAATTTAGGTTATAAGTATGTTAATCCTATAGAAGTAGAAACAGAAGTTTTAAAATATCCAAATATTAACGATGTAGCTTGTTTAGGATTAAAAGAAGATGGTGTAGAAAAACTTATTTTATTATTAGTTACTAAAAATAGAAAAAAAGTTAATGAGACTTTATTTAATAAAAATTTATCAAATTCTCTAAATATTTCAATTCATAGCTTTTTATATTTAAAAGAATTACCGTATCTTAAATCTGGTAAATTAGATAGAATATTATTACAAAATAAATTAGATGTGTACTTTCAGAATAACTAACTATAAAACACAAGATTTACTAGATTCTGATTTAAAATTAGGAGGACCTGATTTTTCTAACACTATTGAGATAAATGGTCTTTATTTCACACATCATTTATTAAGTATTACTGGAGAGTTTACTCCTCAACCTATAGTAAAAAATAATTTTTTATTTATGTTAATGGGAGAGATTTATAACTATGATAGTAACTTTACTAGCGATATACATTATGTAATTGATGAATATTTTAAAGACTCTACCCTTTTTATATCTAAACTAGATGGGGAGTATTTAATAATTATTTACGATATTATTAATAATTTAATAAATATCTATACAGATACCTGGAGAACAAGACAAGTTTATTTAGATTTAAAGAAAAATGGGTTATTTAGTATTTCAACTTTAGATAAAGATAAAATTTCTTTAAAAGAAAATAGTCATTATATATTTGATGTAAATAATTTATCTCTAAATATAATTAATAATAGTTTATATAACTGGAACTTAGATCAAAATAATAGTTCTATAGAAGAATGTGTTAATTATTTTGAAAAAGCCGTTCTTAAAAAATACTACCCTAACATGACATTATACCTAAGTGGTGGAGTTGATAGCGTATCTACAGCTCTTTGTTTAACTAAACATAAAAAAGAGTTTAATAGTATAACAGTTATTACTAATAATTTAGAAGATGAAGAAACTATTAATCAGACTTTAGAATTTTCTAAACACTATAATAATCATATTTTTATAGATTATCCCTGCGTTCATAATATAGAAGTTAGAAAATTAGCTAAAAATGTATTTAACAGTAAAGTTAATATAATGGCTAATGGGGCAGATGAGTTAGAAAACTATATTTCTAAGGGAAAATCTAGTTTTACTACTTGGCCCAAAGATTTAACAACTATATTTCCTTGGGAAAACTTTTATGAAGGACAAAATAGAAAGTTATTAAATTTTCATGAATCTATGTGTTTAAAACATGGGATAGAGTTAAGAAGTATATTTTATGACTTAGATTATGCCCAAAGTTGGATAAACATACTTCCCGAATTAAAAAATATAGAGAATAAACTTATTCAAAAACACTATTTAAGAAATTTTAATATTAAATTGCCCACTAAAATAGCTGGTATGGGACAGAGAATAAACGAGTATAATCATTTACACAAAAATAGTAAAAATTTTCTTGCACAGTAGTTAGTTTTTTAGTATGCTAATTATTATGAATTTTAGTTTAAAAACAAATAAAGAATTAGTAACTCATCTTAATTTTCTGCACAAAGAAATTGCAGAGCTAAAAACACGACTAGAGCCGCAGGATACAGGGCATATACACACAACAATTAGTGTATTAGAAACTAGAGTAGAAGAAGTTACACAACAACTTATTAGAGTTTAACTAACCAGAGGGTTTGCCTAATGGAAACCCAAATAAATCTTGCTTAATAGGAGAAATAAAATGGTAAGCAATCAACTATCACTTTTTGACGTAAATCGTCTAACACCTTATGCAGTAGGTTTTGATCGTATGTTCGATCAACTTATAGGCTATGCTAGTCATCAAGCTCAGTCTACTGGATTTCCTCCCTACAACATTCGTAGAGAAGAAAATAAATACTTTATTGATCTAGCAGTCGCCGGACTCTCAAAAGAAGATCTTGAAGTGGAACTAGCAGACGGGGCTCTTACAATTCGTTCAACTTATGAAGGAATTGATGCTACAAATACAATTTATAAAGGCATTTCTTTTAAGAAGTTTACCCGCAAGTTTACTCTTGCAGATGACATTGTAGTAAATGACGCTGAGTACTCGAATGGTATGCTCACAATTGAACTTGAGCGAATTATTCCAGAAGAGAAAAAGCCTAGAAGTATTACAATTAAGTAAATTTTTTGGAGTAGGGGAGGGCGATAGCCCTCCCCTTTTATTTTTATGAAAAAACTAATAACACTAATAGTAGGTTGTTTTATTTTTTATTCTTTAACAAATAAGTTACAAGCGCAAACAAATGGTATGTATATTCCAATTCCTTTATTCTGTTCTAATGAAAGTGACAAATTTTTAAATATCTTAAAAGAAGAAGGATTCGTAGTAGAACAAAATTGGGTAGAAGAGGATGGAATAAATATTGTTACATATTGGAAAAGACCTCTTAAAGATAATTATTCTTTTGCGCTAACAATAACACTTGTAGAAGGGATTACTTGTCTTATATCAATGGGAAATAAAGTTATATTTAACAAAGGTATCAAGGCAACTTATTAATAATGCAGCTAAATTATGAAATTACAAAATCTGTGACGGCGGAAACGCTATCTACAGGACGTACTTATTTTACCCCAGATGGTGCCTATCCTAGTATTACTACTTTATTAGGTAAAACTTCTCCAAGCTTAGTTTGGTTACAAAAATGGAAAGAAAAAGTAGGTGAAGAAGAAGCTGCTCGTATCTCTAAAGAAGCAACAGATCGAGGAACATTAGTACACGAATATTTAGAAAAGTACTGGAATGACGAAGATATTACAGAAGATTTAGCTAAAGAATCTCCTAAAGTACGTGGACCCGCTAATGCCCTCATACGAGGAACTTCTAAAAATGTTACAGAAGTTTGGGCACAAGAAATTCCTGTCTGGAGTCCAACATTAGGTTTTGCTGGTAGAGTCGATATGATTGGTAAGTGGAATGATGTTCCAGCTATTATAGATTTTAAAACTTCAAAGAAGTTAAAAAAAGGAAAAGATATTAAAGACTACTATCTTCAATGTTCTGGTTATGCTTATGCTCATAATGAGTTATTTGGAACAGATATTAAGAAGATCGTAGTAGTAATTGGTGTAGACGGAGAGGCGGAACCTCAGATATTTGAGCAACGCGCCGTTTTATTTTTGCCTGATTTAAAAAACAGAATTTTAACGTACAAGAAAATGAATGAGACATAAAAGACGGAAACTACCTTATAATTATTTAGAAAAGTATTTAAATGTAGAGTTAGATAAAAGAGATTATGATTTTATCAGAGGGTGTTTAAACCACCAAAAGCTATATTTTCAACTTAATAATGTGCAGTGGGATACAATTAAAAAGATAGAAAAAAGGTATCTCAATACAGGAGATAAATAAAGTGGTCGATGAAGAACTAACTCCGCATACTGTACTTACTGCGGAAAAAATAGAATCTCTTTTGAATAAAGAAAGAGAAAAATATATGAAGATTATTAATAATCTTACTGACAAAATTAAAGAAGCTGGTTGTGAATTGGAACACCCCTTTGATAGGGAAAGTATGACTGTTTATAATACTTTATCAGTTAATCTACAGAAAAAATTAGATAGAATTAAAACTAGGTTAGATATTTCTTATAAGGAAAATAAAATATCTAAATTTGAATATGAGCTTATGCTTTCAGTTTTTGAAGATTAAAAATAATTTTATTTGACAAACTATATTAAATAAAGGATAATAAATAATGAATATTGATTTTTTAAGAAAACAACTTGAGATTGATGAGGGGGTTAAGTATGAAATATACTTGGATCATCTTGGTTATCCTACTTTTGGGATCGGTCACCTTATTCGCGAAGATGACCCCGAACATGGCGAAGCCACAGGTACAGAAGTATCAGAGTCTAGAGTGGCTGAAGCCTTCGAGTCGGATGTCGAAACAGTATTGTCAGACTGCGCCGTCCTTTATCCAGACGTCGATGAGTTGCCAGAAGAAGCTCAACAAGTGATTGCAAACATGATGTTCAATCTTGGTCGTCCTCGTCTGTCTGCATTCAAGGGTATGAAGGCGGGTGTAGACGCAAGGGATTGGAATCGTGCGGCAGATGAGATGGTTGATTCTGCTTGGTACAGACAAGTACCAAATCGTGCTAAGAGATTAGTAAATAGAATGAGAGCTATAGGAGAAGAATAATATGTTTATTCCAAGTTATGTTGTAGATAGTTTTCAGAGTTGCAAGACAGCAATGACTAGAAACTTAATAGACGACAAAGTTATAGTAAAAATTTGTGAAAGATTTATTAATGCACAAACAGATTTTGCACAAGTTATTATACAAAATAATTTAGAAGTATCTAAATATTCTATAGATTGTTATTTAAATACTTGGTTTCCTAAACCAAAAAGAGATAAAGATGACTAGAATAATGTCTGACAACTTACTTTGCAGAAACTGCAACCATGAATGTCATTGTCATACTACTAAATGTGATCAGTATGTTGGTATAGGAATGTCAGACAAATCTGAGACTTGTGGTTGCTTAGATTGTAATTGCAAACCACTATTTCCAGATTGGGGTTAAAAATGTTTAATCATTTAAAAGAAAATAAAGAATCATATCTAATTCATTTTAAATTCGCTTTTACTAGATCTATGAAAAGTTACTACGTAGCTACTGCCTTACTAATTCATAGTATTCTACCTTGTATTTTTATAAAAACTTTTAGTAATTTTATTAATAAACAATATAATGATATATTGGAGAGACATAAAAAGTGAGTAAATACCTTATTTTAATAATAGTTTTAATGGGAGGACTAGGCTATTGGTATTATACTGATAGCCAAAAACGTATTAAAATACTAACTGAAAACAATGCTAAACTCGAAGTAGCTAATAAAACCAACCAAGAAACTATTAACACTCTTCAGGCAGATTCTAAAAAGTTTTCGGAATTAAATTCTGCGTTACAGAAGCAATTACAAGAATCTGAGGCTTATGGAGATGAATTAAGAGGAAAGCTACGAAAGCATAATCTAACGGCTCTAAGCGAGAAAAAACCTGCGTTAGTAGAAGGGAAAATAAATGATGCAACAAAGAAAGTTTTTGAAGAAATCGAAAAAGAAACTGGGTTTGTTCAGCGGTCTGTTATTAAGTAGCTTTATTTTAACCGGATGTTTTAGTTGGACAGAAGAAAAAGTGGTTGTTCAAACTAAAATAATAAAACCAAATATACCTACTCAAGCTAAACCAAAACCTGTTCAAATGAACAAGGTAAAATTTTATGTTGTAACTAAGAAAAATTTAAATGAATTTATGGCTAAATTTGAAAAAGAAACAGGAGATGTAGTTTTTTATGCTATTAGCGTTCGCGACTACGAAGATTTAGCTTTAAATTTAGCTGATTTAAGAAGATATCTTCAGCAACAAGATAAAATCATAGTTTATTATGAAAAAGCTATAAAAGATATTCCAGAAGAAAAAAATACCCCAGAGGTAAAGTCTAAGTGATATAAAAACTTACTTTAAAAAATTTCTACTGGTAAATTATAAAAAACACAGGTATACTCATACTGTATACCTGTGTTTTTTTTATTAGGAGAGTATAAATGGATTTTTTAAAACTGGTTTCTGAGGTGGGTTTTCCGATTGCGGCTGCGCTTGCAAGCGGGTTTTTTGTTTTTACAACAATGAAATTTATATTAGATAGTGTTATGGGGTCCGTAAAATCTATGCAAGGAATTATTATGTCGCTAGATAATCGTGTTAAAACTATGAATCATGATTTGATTAGACTAGATGTTCTAATGTCTACTGCTTTAGGTACAAAACCAGATATAGAAAGAATTGCTAGAGCACAAGGAAAAGAAGATGCTAGACCTGATTAAAAATTTATTAGCTATTATTGTTATAGGAATTTCGTTATCTGCTTGCAGCGCAGTAACTTTACCTCAAGTATTTGGATCTTTAGGTTGGTTTGCTGTCGATTCTGTAGTTGAAGCAGAGACTGGTAAAAATGTTACAGATAATGTTGTTAGTGGGGTAACAGGTAAAGATTGTGCATTGAAAAAAGTGTTTAAAGACGGGGAGACAGTTTGTAAAGAGAAAGAGAAAAAATAACAATGGATATTGCAGATGCTATAAGTAAATACGGATTTCCTATTATTGCTGCAATGGGATTAGGATATTTTGTTTATTATGTTTGGACCTGGAGTACAAAAATTGTTAAACCTGTTATATCAGAAACACAAGGCACTCTTATTCAACTAATTGATCAAATTAGAATGTTAGATAATGATATGATTAGGCTTAATCAAAAATTAAATACTATACTACAACTAAGGGATAAGGATAATGATGGTAAGATTGATAACTTGTATGATCTTGAGCATCCTGATGATA